ACTAATGTACTAACTAAAGTTGTTAATTATCAGGCTTTTGACGACTACAGCATTAATGTAGGAGATTTGGGTAGAGTAAGTGAAACAAGCACAAGCGTAAATGCAGCTAATCCATTTTCTTGGTTTGTATTTGTTGATGGCCCAAATGAAACAACAAGCTTGACAAATAATGCGGGAGATAGACATAAGATTGTTTCTGTTCCTGTGTTTAGATTCTATAACACAGCTATGACAACTGGTCTACAGATAGGAACAGACGGAAACTCTGGTTACAGTGCAAGACAAGTTTCTGGTTCTGGTGCTGTTGTTACCTCTTACTATAGTGTTACTAACTTAACTTCTGGTGTAAATGGAAACGTTAGTGAATACGCCTTAGCCAAGAGATTTGAATTTGAAGGTACAAACACAGTAATGATTGCCCTTGGTACTAATGATTTGGGAAGCTCTGCTGCTGATTTGTTTAATTGGTTACGTAGCATCTATAACAAAGTTACCTCAGCTTGGAATACAGCTAAACTCAATAATCCAGAGTGTGGTAATAATGGTGAGTTGCTTGTAAACTTTGTTATTCCAAACACTACCTCAGCTGATACTAATACCGCTAATACCAATAACAGTATGCTAAACAGTTTAAAAACTTTATTACAGACTTTTATAACTGAAAACCCAAACTGTAGTTATGTTGATTTTAATGAAATTCTAAATAGATCTTTTATTACTGGTGGAACCTTTGCTGTTGGAGCTGGTTATAGTTCTACTGCCGCACAGGGTTGGGATTTAGATACGACAGGTGGAACCAACTATTTCTTTGATAACGATAACGCTAGTGTACATCCCCGAGGATTATATACTGCTATTGGAGGAGCCGCAGGATCTTTAGATACCACAGCTCCTGCATACTTGTTACTAAAGGGATTCTGGACTATTCTTAACGAAGCATCAGCTAATAATAACTTTACTTCGCTAGGATACTTAAGGCCAATCAACACAAGTGGTGGTTCTTTAACCAATAGTACAACAACTATTTCTGCGGTTTCTTATCAAAGAGTAACCGAAGTTGATTATAATTACCACGTAACTGGTTTAGGTATCCTTAAAAAACTTAAATAAGGAATTTAATATGTACAGAGGAATGTCAGGAATGGGAATACCAGGTATGCCAATGGGTATGCCAATGGAAACCGGACTAGGCCCCGGCATGATGGAATCCAGAATGGGTCCACAAATGCCAGAAGAAGAAATGCCTGTAAAGAAGAAGAAGCCAGTCAGAAAAAAGAAGACAGCTGGCAAGAAGGCAAAGAAGAAGTAATATGTACAATGTTTCAAAGAACCGTAAAGTAGATCTTGACTATGTCAAGTCACGGACTGGACCAAGTCCAGATACTAAGAAGAAACCTAAACCAACTAAGAAAAATAAGACTCGTTCCAAGTAACGAACAATCTTAAAGGAGAGTTATTTAAATGTTAGATACAAACAATGCTGAACAATCTCAACCTGTAGAGACTCAGCCAGAGTTAGTTAATACCACCCCTGCCGAAAACCCTCAGGACGCACATGAACGTGCTATGTTTATGAAGTATGTCCAAGATCAGGGCCAAAAGATTCCCAGTAATTTTAAGTCAGCAGAGGATTGGTTTAACAGTCTGTTACAAGCTCGCAAGGGTTTTACCCAAGCAAGACAGGAAATTGCTTCCTTAAAGAAGCAGTATAATGAAAACGGGACGAACAATCCTAACTATGTGGGGGACTCGTCTCAGTCTGTTCCGGCTCAGCCAGAGCCAGTAGAGGACCTATCAGGCATTCCTGAAGACCTCAAGATTACACCACCACCTACTCCTCAGCCTGGGTCTACACCTAAGGTTAGCGCAGAAGATTGGCTTCGATGGGGCAAGGAAATTGACTCATCGGGTGCCGTAAGTGCTGCTACCCGTAAGGAGATTCAGGCTAAGATGGGTGCTGATGATGTAATCATAGAGCAAATGATTCAAGGTCGTAGAGCATTAGCAAAACAGTCTTGGGAAGATGCTGCATCGGTTGTGGGCGGGAGCGACAACCTTAAGCGTCTATTCAAGTGGGCTCAAGAAGCCAAGAGTGCTGATGAAGTTTCGGCTATTAATCGTTCGCTACAGATCAAGGGTGCATATAAGAATGTTCTCCTGGGTCTAAAGGCAGAGTACGAACAGACACAACCACAGACAAAGCCCCGAGTTCAGGAACCTCAGGCTATGTCAAATCGGGTTAATCCCTCTCAAGTTCCACAGGCTGTACAAGTATTCAAGAGTTTAGCTGAACAAAAAGCTGCTATTGGTGATCCAAGATATCGTACTGATCCCAATTTTCGTAGAGCAGTAGAGCAAATGATTGTTAATACTAGCAAGTATGGTTACAGAAATCGTTAACTCCGTATAATCCCATAAGGACACGGAACAATTAAGGGTTTCTCCTTCGTTGTTTAATTTAATATAATAGAGAGTTTCTATATAAGGAGAAACAAACATGCCAATTACAGGTCACAATACAGATCCAATTTTCCCATTAGATTCAGGTCCACTTGGTGGTGCTCTTTCCGGTGCCGCTAATGCTTGGCCGCTTGGTGGTCAAGCAGCCAGTAGCAGCAGCGCTACTCCAAACGTTTCCAGTACTTCAAATCCAGATTACTGGCTTCCTATTTGGTCGGGCGAAGTAATTCATGCTTATGACCAATATAATATGTTTGAACCAATGGTTACTACAGAAACCATTGAATCAGGTACAACTAAGCGTTTCCCAATTACCGGTACTGTAGGTCATATTGGTGTTTGGAATGCTGGTCAAGAACTCATTGGTGATTCGGGTATTGCAACTCCAGGTTGGTTCGACATTTCACTTGATCAGCGTCCAATGGCCGCTTACTTTGAACTTGACGATATTCACCTCATGCTTACCCAGTGGGATTATCGCGCTGAACTTGCTCGCCAAGCTGGCCTTCAACTCAGCTATATCCGCGATAAGCAGATTGCTTGTATGATTGCAAAGGCTGCATTTACAGCCAATCGCAATCCATTTAGTTCAGATTATCAGGGTATGAATGTTGGTGGTGCAGCTGCTGTTCTTCCACCAAATGCAGCATTTAACAAACTCGGTCTTCGTAGTGCAAGTGCTGCTGATAGAACCGATGCTGCTCTACTTCTTCTAGATTACCTAGAGCGTTACATGGTTCGTCTATCAGAAATCGACGCTACCATGGGTGAAGTTTATTGCGCTGTAACTCCACAAGCTTTCCATGATATTCGTGCTCTTGGTATTGCTAGAGTTAATACCGATCTTGCTGGTGGCGCTGGCCGTCCATTCTTTGGCGGCGTTGCTGAAGCTGGTGGTCTTGGTGCGCCACTTACTCAGGGTATGTTTGGTATTCAAGAAACCCTTGAGTACATGGGTGTTAAGATTGTTAAGTCAAACCACCTACAACAGCTTGATCACGTTGTCGTTAGTTCTGGTGCTGTTACTGATATTACTGGTGGCACTAGCTCAACCGCTAATATTTCCCGCAGTGCTCTTTCTGCTACTGGTACACTAGTTAACGGTAACGATGCTGGTGCTGTTACTGATCTTGGTGATGCTAAGTATGACTTTAACTGGCACGGCTGGACCTCTGGTGGTACAGACCCAAATTCTGCCGCTATTAATAACGGCCGTAATTTAGGTACTGTCGGTACAGGTAATGTTTTAAACCCAGTTAAGGCTCTTATCTGGCAGCGTAGCGGTGTTTGCTCACTAAGACTTCAGGGTATGAAGGTTGAAACAGTTAAGGATGTCCGTCGTGGTACATTCTTCACCGTGGCTAGCATCATGGGTGGTGCTGGTATTCTTCGCCCAGAACTCTGTGGTGCAATCCAAGGTTCATACACAATTTAATTTAGTGCTAACTAACTGACTACCTAGGGGATCGAAAGGTCCCCTAGGTATTTTTTTCGCAAGGAGGGTAACATGTTAAGACCGTACAATCCAATACAACAATCGTCCCGAGGACTTGGAGACACCATAGCTAAGGCGGCAAAAGCTATGGGCATAAAGCAGACACCAGGTTGTGGCTGTGAGAAACGCCAAGAAGTTCTGAATAAGTTAGTACCTTATAAACAGAAAGGAAAGAAGTAATGGGTTTATATACATACTTAGATGCTATAAACCATATGTTGCTATCTTCAGGTGAGCACCTAGTTTCAAACTTAGGTGCCCAGTCAGGCGTAGATACCAGTGTGGCAGATTTCATTCTCAAACAGACAATCAAAGCAAGTGTAATGCGGGGGTTAGCTAATAACCGTTACATTACAACAATAACTAGAAGTACCGTATCTGTTAATACGGTCAATACTCCTAATTGTATTGCTCTACCGACTAATGCTTGTTATGCTCAGGCTGTGGAACCGCTATTTGATCCTACGACGGGGGAGGTGATCCAAACTACAATTAAGTCCGCAGATAGTGTGCCTGTGCTTTTCAATATTACCAAGCAGACAGTTGTTTTTGATAGAGATTTGGATGTAGAGGTTATTGTTACTTTGGGAGATGTAAACGATAATTATGGTTGGGATGACATTGATTCGGCCCTGCAAAGGGGCATCATGGAGTCAGCAGCCAGAGAGTATCAAATGGTCACACAAGGCGATCTAGACCTAGATAAACGCCTAGCAATGAGAGAGCAGTACCATATGGCAAGAGGCAAGGCAGCTGATATATTCAAGAAGAACAGATCTATATTCTGGTCTGGAGATATTGGCGCAAGGTCCGCAACAAACCGTAGAGGTATTCTAACCAAC